GGAATAATTTTGAAAAACAATATTTTATAAAAAAATTATTTTAAATATATGCAATATAAAAAAAATTATTTTAATAAAACAGAGTGTAAAAAAATTATTAATCTCCATAAAATATATAAAGATTATGGATTTAATTATGATTGGTATAAAAATATATGTGATACGGATAATAGAAGAAAAAACAACCCGAGTAAATTTTATGCATATTTAATACCAAATGCACCATATACGAAGTGGTTATTTGATAAATTACAATTTTTTTTTGAAAATAAAACTGGTATAAAATTTACGGAAGATATTAAAGGATGTCAGTTATATAAATATGAGACAGGTGATGTATTTCCAAAACATATAGATTTGGCCAAAGATTATCCAAATAGAAGATATAATTTGGGTGTTAATTTAAATGAGAATTATAATGGTGGAGAATATCAATGTTGGGCAGAAAATATTGAGGATGAAACAATGCAAATAATACCCAAAAATACAGGAACAATATGTCTATATCATTCTAGACAATTGCATGAAATAAAAAAAATAACGAAAGGAGAAAGGTGGTCTTTGGTTATTAAGATAGATGCCGATATTATAAATGAAAAACAAACAATTATTTAATATGTTCGGAGTCAACGCAGATGCAAAATCCGCCCTAATAGAATCGTATAATAGTAGAGGGTTTTTCAAAAGTTCTGAAATAAATAAACCAGTTAAATTTGATTTACCATATCCTTTACTTACACACCCATTCATTGATTGGATTATATCCTGGGATTTATCTAAATTATCTTATTTAGAAATAGGTTCTGGCGGCAGTACTGTTTATTTTCAAAAATATTTTGGAAATATAACATCCATAGAAGCTACTACAAATTATTACAATAACTTAAAATCTAAATTAAATAAAAATGTAGATTATAAAAATATTAGTAAAGTAAAATTAGAAGAAGGTGATTTTGAAGTGGGTGATTATTATGATTTTTGTTTAATAGATGATAATTTACATAGACATTCACTAACATCTAATTTACTAAAAAAATCAAAATTTGCTTATTTAATTTACGATTCAACTGAACAATATCCGAATACTTGTGAATTTATTAGAGATAGTGGTTACACAACACAAATAGATTTTTGGGGTTTTAAAAATAGCCAAAGCTTTGAAAGTTGTACTTCTGTTTTTATAAACGATAATATTAAATTAAGATTAACCAAAGTAAACAGATATACGGCACCGTCGGCCATAAAACAATATGATAGTATTGAGCAAGACTATGAAAAAATATCAACTAAATAAAGAAAATTATATTAAAGAAAAAGAATTGCATATTGAAAGATTGGAATTAGATAATATAATTGCATTAGATTATTTTACGAACAACATACAATTTTTAATAGATTCATTTAATAAAGAATATCAGTGGGATGATATGTTTGATATTGATGAAGTTAAAAATAGAATTAATAAAGGACATATTTTATTTATATTATACTATGATAAACAACCAATTGGATATGTTTGGTTTAAAGAATTAGATAAAAATATTTGCTTCGGTTATAACTTATATGTGACAAAACAAATGGAAAGACCTAAGTATTCTCCCAAATGGTTTTACAATAAAGTAAGTGGTATTATGATAGAAGAATATGATATAATAAAAGTTGAAATAGAAGATTGGAATAAAGTTGTATTTGATTTGGTTGAAAGTATTGGATATAAAAAAATACTATAATGAGAATATTAATAATAGCACAATCAAGAACTGGCAGTACTGTATTTTCAAAATGGTTAAGTAAAGAATTAAATTATTATTGGTTAAATGAACCATTTAATTCTAATATTAAATCTGAAATTGATAAAGTATTTACCGAAAAAAATATAGTTTGTAAAATTTGCGTAAAAGAAATTGAGAGTAACTTTATTGGAAGACAAAATATTAAAATTAAAAATATAAATGATTTATTCTTATTAACATGGGACAAAATTTTTATTTTAACAAGAAATGATTCATATGACCAAGCCATAAGTAAAGTATGGGCATCTTTAAACAACAAATGGCACGACAAATATGAAATTACACAAGATTGGTTACAACAAAACAAAAACCATATTGAAAAATATTTTAAAGAATTAGAATTGGAAAAAATAAAAATTAACTCATTTCATTTTAATCAAATATCATATGAAGGTATATATGAAACTGGGTTGGATTTGTCAAAAGTATGTTCATTGGTGGGTATAGATAAAATGAACTATTTTGATGACCTTTCCTTAAAAAATAAATATAGAGGTGGTAAAATTGTAAAAAATAATAAACTAATTTAATCTATGATTTTATACACAAATGGTTGTTCAATAACACATGGTTATTTGGTTGGGTTTGAAAATTCGTGGGCAAACATACTTTCAAAAAATAATAATTTGGATTTAATCAATGACTCACAATGTGGAGTTGGTAATGATTATATATTTCATAAAAGTTTAGAATCTATAACTAAATTAATAAATGAAAAGAAAAAACCTGAACTGGTTATAATACAATGGTCAGGGCCTAATAGAAGATTACATTGTGATATAGATGGTAATTACTATTATGTTAATTTAACTGACCATATAAAATATCAACCAAAATATGAACCAATGGGTAGTGAACACACATTACATTATATGTTTTGTTTGCATTCATTTTTAGAAAAAAACAATATTCCTTATTTATTTTTTAATTATATGGATTTGAATAATTCTATTAAAAAATTAGAAATATATAATGAGATGGATTGGACTAAATCTATATTAATAAATAGAAATTTACTAATATCAAAAAAATATATACATGATAATGAAGGACATCCCAATACCGCTGGCCACCTTTATATTGCAAATGTGATTGCAAAAAAACTCAATATAAATTATAATATTATACCTAATTTAACAAAAAATACCTTAATATAAATTTGGTAATGTCAAATATTTGTCGTATATTGGAGTATTATAAACAATTAAACTCTAAATTATGAAACAAAAGACAGAACAAGAATTAAAAGCAAATTATGACCGATTTATAGGTATAATTAAGAAATATTTCAAAGGAGAAAGATTGGAGAAATTACTCCATATGTATTCCGAAGAAGAATTGGGTGTTAACCTTACACTATCTGCCGCATCTGGCTCAAAACACTATCATAACGCATATATAGGTGGGTATATAGACCACATCTTTAATGTATGTAAGAACGCTCTTAAAATGAGAGACCTGTTCGTAATGCAAGGTGGAGAGATTGATTTCACCGAAGAAGAATTAATATTTAGTTGTCTACATCACGACTTAGGAAAGTTGGGTGTTAAAGCAGAACTACACTATTTACCAAATCAAGAGGAGTGGTCTCAAAAGAAATACGGAACTTTATTTGTTCGTAATGAGAAGATACCTTATATGACTTTAACCGATAGAACGTTTTTTACACTAAACGACTATGGTATTACTTATAATGAAAAAGAGTATTTTGCAATCAAACTTACCGATGGTATGTATGATGAAGATAATCAAAAGTATTTAGCAGGTCACGACTTAAAGAAACAATTAGTTTATAAGTTACAATTTATTATGCATTGGGCAGACCATATGTCGACAATCATTGAAAGACAAGATAACGTAATTTAATGACACATTTTCCGATTTGTAATAAAGTTAGGGTAGTTTTGTCATAACTTTGTTACATGATTAGGGTTGGTATAGTATTTGGACTATATGGAGTATTATTAACAAAAAAACATTTATTATGTACACAATTAATTACAGTAAATTATTCGAAGAGTTCTTTGATGAACCAAAAACAACAACTTATGTTCCAAACAAATTCGCAGTAGACATTAAAGATGAATCTGCAACAATTGCTTTATCAGTATTAGGGCACAACCCAGACGATATTGAAATTAATTGTTTTGAGGACAAGATTGAAATTAAAGCTAAAAAAACACAAGAGGATAAAGAAAGTCCTTTTAATCAATTGGTTTCGGATATTGAAGAAAGAATCCAAGTAGGCAAAAACTTTGATGGTAAAAAAGCAAAAGCTGAGATTAAAAATGGAATTCTCTTAATTACGCTTGAAAGAAAAGAAGAGTCCAAACCAAAAAAATTAACCCTAAAATTAGGTTAATTCAGTTATTTTTTGTATATTACAAAGGTAGGAGAGTCATTACTTCTACCTTTTTTTTATTTATTAAATATTTATGAACATGATATACAACGAAAAAATACAAATGTTATTGGAATCTTTAGACGGAAAGTTGAGGATTTTACAAAACGGAATTACAGGTGCACAACATATGTCACCATCCGAAGCACATACTACATTGGAAGATGCAAGAAAGATAGCTGAAAGGATTTCCGAATTAACACGAATCAATAGATAGATGAATTGGCTTAAATATTTAGTCGGATTTTCTGCACTAATTATCGCCGGATGTGCAGCATTTTTCTCCGTAACTGGATTGGGTGTCCTATTTAGTGGTGCCTCAACCGCAGTAATGGTGATGGCTACGTCATTGGAATTTGCCAAATTAGTAGCAGCAACTTACCTTAAACAAAAATGGGACGAAATTCAAGGATTTAATAAGTGGTATTTAGTATCTGCAGTTGCATTATTAATGTTAATTACATCTGCGGGTATATTTGGTTACCTTTCTAATGCTTTTCAGGCACAATCACTCAAACTACAACAGGTAGATAGGGAAATTATGGTACACTCTACTAAAATTGACCAAAATACTACCCAAATTACACAATTATCAACACAAATTAGTGAGTTTAATAAGAATCAAGGTAAAATATTAGATGGTGGTAAGGTAAATTCTCGTCTTATTCGTTCAATAGACAATAGAGACAAAGAGATTGCTAAAATTAACAAAAAAATTAGTGATTTACAAGACCAAAACGCAAAAGAAAATGAAAAAATCAACGAAATTAAAACTACTAATATAGATTTGGAGAAAGAAGTAGGTGGTTTTAGGTTTGTTGCTGATGCGTTTGGTATAGAATTGAAAAATGTTGTAAAATTCTTTATATTTTTGATTGTAATAGTATTTGACCCGTTGGCTGTTGCTTTAATTATCGCATTTAACGGAATGATTGGTGATAAAAAACGTAGAC